TTTCAGCTCTTTAATTTCGGCGGCGATAGGTGCTATCGCTTCTTTGAAAAGCGCGACCATTTTTTTGCCAAACTCTACGGGGTCAACCATGGAGGGCCTCGTGCATAGATTGAAGCGCTTTGTATTGCCACAGTTCAGCGCGCAAAGTGCGTTGCTCTTCTGTGTCTGGCGTTTCTGGTGATGGCTCGGGCGGCGGCGCTGGTGGTGCCGCTATTTTATTTTGTCGCACTTGGTCTAGCGGGTAGTCTTGCTGCTGCATGTAAACCGTGTCGCCACCATCCAGCGGCGCCAGGTTGAACGATAGGCGCGATTCATTGGGCGTCGCCACACCATCGTTTGCGAGCTTGCCCCATACTTCCGCGCGGCGTTGTGGGTCCATGCGCAGCAATGGCTCTAAATCGAGTTCTACGGTCATTGGGTAGGACAGGCCCAGGCCTTGGTTTAGTAGCGCCTCCATTGCTTCGATGTGCTTTTGCAATGCGCGCTGGTAATAAAGGCCCATCATGTCGTCTGCTTTCATTCCGGCGGGTATTGAACCAATGCCCACAATGAAAGGCGCAACGCCGAACGGCTGGCAAATTTGCTCATCTGAATAGCGCATCTGTTCGACCATTTGGGAGTCAGCCGACTTGAAAGCAAATGAGGTAAATTTCATATCAGCGCCAATGACTGCCACATTGCCGCTTTTTTCGTTTGAAAATTCGTTATTCCAATAGGATTTTACGGCGTCGGCATCCTTATCGGACATACCAGCGGGCGCGGTTAAAATGCCGCCGGGGTTCGCGCCATTGGTGAAAAAGTCAGTGGAATTTTTCAGAATTTTTAGATTTTTTACTGCTGGCCAATGCGCCGCACAAATGGGTGGAACGCCTATCAGTTGATGGTGAAAGGTATTCATCCGGTCATGTATGATTTCACTCGCCGGAATAATCAACAGCCGCGCGGGGTAATCAACCGGCAACAAATTGGCCGCGTCCGGGTAGTTGATTTGATAAAAAACCTCACCGCTTTCTGACACTAACGGCATCACACGCCAGGCGTCTAAAATGTATAAATATTGCGGCTTTCCGCGATTATCGCGCGCGATCAAAACGTATGTATTGCCGTGTATGAGTTTGGATAAAATCCAGCATTCTCTAAATTGCTGCTCTGTTTGATAATGATTTGGGTGCGTTAATAATTCGGTAAAATTATCGCGGACAGTAACCCATATTTTATTGTCATTTTGGCGGCGCACCGTAAAAGGCAGTTTGCCAATGTCCGAAGAAATACTATCCAGGCACGCGTACAAAGTTGGATAACACAAAATGGTTTCTTGTTTTTCTTCTTTGTTGCGCTGCCATGCGCCGGTAAAAGGTTCAAAAATTGTGCGCCATCCACCGCGCCAATCATTAACGGGCGTCATGGATTTTTCACGGGTTGAAACTAAAGGCCCTTTCGCGCGCGCAATATCAAAACCAAATAGGCGCATATTTATTAACCTAATAATTCGCGCAGTTTTGCAATGCCTGCGCGGTGATGGTATGAAATACCGCGTTTTTCAGCTTCCGCGCGCAATTGTTCAACTTCGGAAAAATCACTTGATAGATTTTTTTCAGTGCCCAATTCGCTATAGGTTCCACGCCCGAGTTTTTCCAATACCTTGGCGTAACGCTCGGTCATTTGCGCTGTACGCCCATTGTTGTATTTAAAAACTACGTGCATAAATCCCTCCGAAAAAAAGCAGGGGGCAAGCGCCCCCTGGCTCTTAACCCCAGTTAACGCCGGTTAAATACGCGACCGCGCTATCGCGACGGCGCGCCCAGTTAATGGAACGCTCCGCGCGGAACCCTACAAGGTTACGCTGCCACAAACTCACCATTACAGTGGTTGCCGACGTGGGTTCGTCTGGCGTGTCGTCCATTTGCAACGTTGCCTCACTGGACATAGACACATCGAACCCGCCCTCATCGCCCAGGTAAATATCGCGCGCGTTAACCAATGCCACGATTGACCCGGTGGTATCACTTGGCACGTATTCCGAGGTAATAACCGGCAAACCGGCAAGCGTGCCGCCGTTCATGGTCAAACCTGGATAGGCGGGCTGGCCCAGTGGGTTAAGCATCAATGCCAGCGATAGCGCCACAGTGGAGGACATAATGAAAACGCCAGACGTGGGCGCATTGTTTGCCGCGATAAATGTAGCGAAAAGCGCTTTTATATCGGCGTTAATTGCGTCCTGATCGATGCCACTTGAGGGAATAGCGGTGGCACCGTTGGTGATAGATGCGGGTGAAACATCCGCAACCGCGACTTTATCCGGGTCGATAAAATCGAGGTCTAAACGTTCCTGTAATGCGGCGACCAATTGATCACGGATAATGATATCCGCCGCAGGGGAACTATCCCGCACGGTTTCCATTGTCGCCACGGCAATATTTGCGACTTTCAACGGTGACAAAGTGGTTCCATTAAAATCAAATTTGGTTAGGGGTTTTGCCTTGCCTTCACCCACCCAATAGCCAGCCCCGCCCGACGTTTGACCGACCAAACGGGTGCGGAATGGAACGCGGCGCAGATCGGGAATGCCATTGGTGCCAAAACGCCCCAAAATGGTCATAGGGCGCAGATATTCGATAAAATCGGCAAACGCGCTCGACTCTTCGCCCACCAGCGGACCGGCCCAAGTTGGGTCTGCTGTAGTGGCTGGTGCGACCGGGGCTTTTCTTACCAAACGTTGTGTTGCATCAATGATATTTTGATGATTTGGATAGAGACTTTTTGCGATTTCTACGGCGTTAAAATGCTCTAAATGACCCAACGCGAGACATTTAGCGGCGCGCGCAAACGCAATACCTGGCTCTTGTTTCGGTTCGCTGGTTTGAACGCGATAGCCAAGTGGATTGCCTTTTTGATCGGCAATAATGATATTTTTTTGTGCGGGTTGTGCGGATTTTGCTTGCGACTCTTGCAAGCGGGTAAGCCTGCTAATGTCAGAATCGAGCGTTTTGATTGCGGCTTCAGCTTCATCGAATTGTTCTGCCTCGGCGGTGTTCATCGAGCGGCCTTCGTCAAACGATTTTTGTGCCACGTCTTGCATGGTTTTTTCGTGCTGCTCGCGTGTGGAACGCAAAGCGGCCAATTGTTCTGCTAAGGTTTTCATAGCATCACCCAATTTTTTCATGTCGCCTCACGGCGAGAATTGCAGCGCTTCACAGCGCGACTATAGCGGCAAAAACAGCAAAGCTTTTGCGGCTATTTTAAAAGCTGGACAGCACCACCCAAATCAATTTTTTTGGCTGGAATGCTTACCAGTGGTATTCCATAGACAGACTGTATTTTGCTGCCCGAAAAGGCTTTGACTGTTTGAATAGTCGCGCCCATATTCGATGGAATTGTGACTAAGGATAGCTCAATAATTTCAATAAGCGAAAATTTGCGGCCACCGTTTGGCAACCGTTCGGAGCCTCGATCAATGAAACCAATTGAAACACCGCGAATTAATCGGGCTTTTACAGATTGCCAAGCTTTGTCCAAAAGGTTTTTTAATTCGCCCGGTTCATCGATGCTTGCAATCTGCGCGGTGAATGGAATCCCGGATTTTGTAGGCGTATCAAAATACGCATTTCCCACCGGCATATCGGGGCGGTGATGAAATAAAAGCGGGATTTCGTCGGCAAATCTAGCGCCCAGCGGGTCGATAATATCCTGGTCTCGGTCCGGTTGCGGTGTTGTTGCAATGCCGGTAATAATTCGCTTATCTTCTTGAAAAGATTTGATTTGAAGCACTGAATAGGCACGGTTTTGCATTTATCCCACCGAAAACATCATAAGACGTTTGTTGCTAGCTGCCGGGTTAAGTGACATTAGCGTAATAGCGTTAAACATCGCCATTAATGGGTCAATTTTTCCGGTCCCGCTTGCTTGTTTGGTAATTATTATAGAATTGGCGCGCTGTTCAACTCTCGCATTGCTCACGCACCACGCCATAATCGGTTGATCGGATGGCGAAAACTCACCACCGGCAACCCACCTTTCAGCGGTTTTAATAGCACCGCCCAATTTCCAACCCTGGCTTACCCCTACAATTTTATCATTCGGAATGCCGCGCTCTTCGAGTTTGTCGAGTACCGCGCCAATCCCAACAGGGTCACACCCGATTTTATCAAGCAAACCGGATTGAAATATAAAATGGCACATATCTGCCAACTCTTCAACGTCGTCACCAATATTTTCAACCAGCGTCAAATCGCCGTCGTTTGCAAAATCATGTAAACGCGGGGCAATTTCCTTGCGGCGCTCTAATACGGATGGATGCGCCCACGCATACGCGCAGCCAATTTTTTTTGCAGAATCTTTTACCCTTCCAATAAAATAAACACCTAGTAAATCGTCCAAGCCGCCGCCATCGATACCAATATCAATAACCTCGCATTGTTCGATAAGTTCATCCAGCGTAGTTTTACTGACAGAATTTTCCCAAAAATCGGCACCTGCCCAGCGATCAGAACGCAAATTTAGCCCGATTTCTACGTTGCCATGTTTTGCCATGAAATCGCGAAACGTATCTTCACCACCATTTTTTGCAACGCCGTATTCGCGCTCTAAAAATTCAGCATCAACAGAAAAGCCCATATTAGGGTTCACCATTGCCAAATTTTCTAACAATAAATGCTCTTTGCTTTCCACCATATCGTCGGGGTGTTCAAAAATCACCGGCACGAATTTTGGATCGATGATTTTGCCGTCGCGCACATCACGCGCGTACTGCAATTTTTGTTTAAAAATTCCGGCGGGTGGCTCTGATGATTGTGTCGTCAAATAAATCACAAAACCTTCGGGGCGTGATGCCAAACCGCCCAGGGCTTCGCGCATCATATTTGAGGCATTATGTTGTTTTCCGAATAGCCAAAGCTCCTCTATCAGTGTGCCGACGGTTTTTTTACCGCCCACGGTATTTGCATCTGCAGCGAGCACTTTTAACGTTGCGTTGCTTTCGCGGTGGGTTATCGATTTTATGTGTGTTTGTATGTGCATTAACGCGCTTAAATCTTCGTCCCGTTGCGTCATGTCACGGGCTGGCGCAAAAGCATTGTTGGCAACTTCGACCGTGGGGGCCAGGATGGCGAATTCTGCAGATTGACGCCAATTTAGAATAAGTGCGGTAAGCATAACGCCCGCCGCAAATGTGGATTTACTATTTTTTTTTGGAATTAAAATAAACCATTCTGTGATTAAACGCCGCCCGGTTTCTGGATCATAGGCGCCAAAAATGGAGGCGACTAAATCAAAAATCCATTGGGCGCTAGCGTCGCCAAAAGTTGGGCTTCCGTTTGCGTCAACTATGCGTAACTGACGAAAAACATTAAGCGCCGCTTCCGCCATTTCGGGAAATAAGGGCGGGGGAATTATGGACTCACCCCGTTTGAGGCGTTCGCCCCAATCCGGGCACGCGGTAGACCATTCCATGTTGTAGCCTGTGTCGCCTCATGGCGAGAATATGGCGCCTCACGGCGCGAGAATAAATAATACTTGTTACTTATTACTTAATAATCACGGCTTTAATAGGGTGGTGCTATGGTGGTGACTTTTCCGGGGTTTTTTCTTCTTGCTGCATGATGACTGTGTTATGAGCAATGCGCATACACGCCGTTGCCAACACAAAAAAAGGGACCAAAGCAAACAAACAAATCAAAATTTTTTTCATTTTTTGTTTCACTTTTTAACAGAATTTAATCATGGCGCCTCACGGCGCGACGGCAATTAATCAAAACTTTTCTTCGCGTACCATTCGTTTGCACCTAAACCACGGCGTGCAATATATCCCTCCGGTTCATCTTCACCAGTTTTGAGCTTTGCAAGTTCTACAAGTGCAAGGCTACGTCTTTCAAAACAAAAACGTTTATCAAAACTGAAACGATTAAGGCCAATCACAATTGCACGGGTAAACATTAGTTCTACAGTACCGACTACGGTTCCATCATCGAGTATACGAATATTTTGGTAATCGTTTTTCAATAATTCAA